TGTCAAGAAGGTGAAGACCTTCCTTGGGTACGATATTGGGATCACGGATTTAAAGGTCCTACTGGTCTTTGGTATATTGAAAACTCTTTAACTTCAATTGGTCAAGATGATCCTGTAAGTGAATCTAACGGTTTACTTTGGAACTCTGGACGTGATGAAGATAAGAACATTGCTAGAGATAGAAAGCGTAGGTTACACTATGTCAGTAATATCCTAGTTGTTTCAGATCCTAGTAATCCAGCAAATGAAGGTAAAGTATTCCTTTATAAGTTCGGTAAGAAAATCTTTGATAAGATTATGGAATCAATGCAGCCTGCATTTGAGGACGAGACTCCTATCAATCCTTACGACTTCTGGGAAGGTGCTGAGTTTAAAATTAAGATCCGTAAAGTAGAAGGATGGGTAAACTATGATAAGTCAGAGTTTGCTAAACAGTCCGCACTATATGAAGGCGATGAAGAACGACTAGAAGAGGTGTACGGAAAACTGTATTCTCTACAGGACTTCCTCAAGCCCGAGAACTATAAAACTTATGATGAGCTTAAAGCTAAAATGAATAAGGTTCTTGGTGTGGATGCAGGTGCTCCTTCAATGGATATGCCCGCGATGAATGTGGTTAATGAAACTCCAATGACACAGACGGCAACTGCTGCTCCTGTCATGGATACATCAACCTCAAGTGATGATGAAGATGATACTTTATCCTACTTTGCTAAGTTGGCTAAAGAGAACTAAAGAATCCTTGCCTTAGGATAAACCTGTTATAGGTTATAGGGACTCTTCGGAGTCCCTTTTTTTATCTACTGGCTAATGCTTCTCTGCTTCTATTAGGTTTACTAGGTATCATATTATAAGTATCTCCACCTCTCGTGGTAGAGTTATCTGATGATACCGCATTTACTGTTGAACCACCTGATTGATTTGCTGAACTTCTCAGTTCTACATTCTGTGCTGATACAGTCATTAACTCAACACCCATAGACTGACTACTAGCCGATACGTCAGTACCACCAGAAGACATATTAAACGAACCTTGTAGTTTAGTAATATTATCAGCGGCCGCATTGATATCACCATTCATATTCTTCAGGCCGACATATGTAACCTCATCAAAAGGCATCCAGCTATCAGAAGTACCACCATTTACTACTAACTCTAATGTTTTAGCAGCAGCAGTTAAATCAGTGGCAAACTTCTCAGCATTGAATTCTACTTTAGCTATACTATTAAATCTTTCTAATACGTCAGCAAATCTACCAAATGCTTCAGTACCTTTATCAATCTCTCCTGCTTTTTCACCTACCTTTAATGCAGATTCTATAGGTGAATCACCACCAACAAAGAATCCAACTAAAGCACTTGCGGCAGTACCGAGTGAAGCAATCCAAGTACCTGCCCCGAATGCTGCCAGGCCGACGCCGAGTGTAGTTAAAGTGCCCGTTGCAGCTGCAGCTTTTTGTAAGTTACCCTCTTCAGCACCTATAGCTGTAAGAGTTTTTACGTTCTTGACAACTTGTTCTGCCCAACCTGTGTCAGTAAATACCTCAAGTCCTTTATCAGCTCCAGCAGTACCAATAGCGGCGGCCCCACCAAGACTAAAGGCTAATAAACCTCCACCAAGTACGCTCAAGGCTGTTGTAACTTCTGCTACATCACCGAATGATTGTTTACTAAGACCTAATAGGGTTTCAACGTTATGTACTACTTGATCGGCCCAACCAGAACCTGAGAATTTCTCCAGTGCTGCATCCATTCCAGCGACTGCAACTGATGTGGCCGATCCTGCACTAAATGCAAGTAGGCCAGCACCCAATGCTCCCATTTGTCCAGCGATTAGTAAACTACTACCTTTACTTGTGTCTATAGATAAAAGTGTTTCTACATTATCTTTAACTGACTTGGCAAACCCGTCATTACCTGAGAATTTTTTAACTGCTTCATCTACACCCGTTACCACAGCCCCAGTTGCAGAACCTGCACTGAAAGCGAGTAGACCAACTCCTAAAGCTGCCATGGTAGCAGCAACACCAGCTACATTAGAGACTGACATACCTGGTAGGTCTGCAATAGATAGTAACTCGGATATATTAGTTTTTATTTGGTCAGTCCAACCATTGGACTCAAACTTGTCTATAGCAGCTTGACTTAAAGCCGCGGCACTTGAACCTGCAGCAAATACCATTAAACCTGCACCGATAGCAGCTAGGGTGCCGAAGACTTCGGCAGCTGCACCTTCATCAGCATCTAACCTAGAAATTCCTAATAGGTCGTCAACATTTTGGACTATTTTCTTGCCGTCCATGTTCTCTATAGTCTTAATTAAGAATGCACTAGAAGCAAATACGGCAGCAACACCAACGGCCGCTGCTCCAACACCAAGTCCTGCTCCACCTAGCATTTTTCCTAAACCGCCCATCATGCCGCCAGCAGATGAACCACTACTTCCACCATTCTGTGGTATACCCGATGAACGCATTTCTTTTAATTCATCTCTAATTTCTTCAAAGATACTTGATCTTTCTCTATCGTTTTCTTTGTCACCTAGTTTATTGGCGTTCATTGTTTCAAAGAAATTATCAAATCCCACATTAACTCTATCACTCATATCCAAAGAAGCTTGTTGGATCTTTTTCATCTCCAATAAGTGCCTTCTAGTATTTCTACCATCGCGTTCTATCTCTGTGGTAGAGGCGTTATTCGCCGTCATCAGTTCAACTAGTTGTTCTAAACTGGCGCCTTTCTCTGGGGGTGTAGGTTTATCTTTCATCTGTCATTCCTATTTTTTAGTAAAGGCCTGTGCACCAAAGAATGCTGCTACAATACCTGCTACGGCTACAAAGTATGTTGGTGCCATAGAACCAAGAGTTGATTGAGCTTCATTCAACCCAGCAAGTGATGCAAGAACAACTGCGAAAGGATATAACAATAGACCCCATAGGGCAAACCAAGTCATGTTCCTCTGTGCATCGCGCATAGCATCTTGGTCATCAAGTTCTTTTCGCTTGAATTCCAAGTACATATCATGCTCTTCTGTAGATACCTTACCATCGCCATTAGTATCGGCTGGATGAGTTTTATTTTCTTCGGTCATTACATTCCTCTATGTCCACTACCTTTGGACTTATGTTTTAAATTTTCATCTTCAATATATTGCTTTAATAAAGCAACATATATCTGCCTCTCCCATGGTATCATACCTTCCAATTCACTCAAACTATAATTATGGTGCTGCATTAATGCAAAGTTGGTTTGATAAAAGTTATCTAAACTTTCATGTGAGAGGCCTATGAAAAAAAACTATTAAGTCCTTTTAATTCTACCTCGTTATCCAACTTGCATTTCATACATACAAACTTTGTATTATATGATACACTTGGGGTATCCTGGAAAAATGCTTGAACTAATTTAAATTGTTCTGAACTTAAACCTTCAATGAACTCTACCAAGTCTACTCTTTTTTCATTCTTTGCATTGTATACATTATCATTGTCAAAGATAGTATCAATACAATCAACTACAAGATCCATAATACCTTCAACCGATCCTAGATTTTCAGGGTTTATCTTAGAGATAACATCAACTGAAGGATATCGCATCTTAACGCCTACACCATTTACATCTCCGAATAGTATAGTTCCATCTGAATCCTGCGTACTAACAGTAATATCATCAATGTTAATTGACAATGGATTCATTGTAGTACACTCATCGCCTTTACATTTAATTTGTATTTTCATCTCTTCGCCAACAGATTTTGCTCTCAGCTGTAAGAATAACATTTCAATATCAAATACAGTTAATTCGTCTAATGAATCTAATTCAAAACAGGTCTGTATAATATTTCTTACTGATTGACTTATTTGCACAGGGTCATTGGACTCTAGTGCTATCATTAAAACTTTTTCTTCTTTGACCAAATAAGGTCTCATGTTTAATTTTTCCCCAGTACTCGGTAATTCAACCGTATATCGAGGAACGCTCATTTTTGGTAATGCCATTATAATCTCCTAAATTATATAAGTCCAGATGGTATTGCGCTTCTCAATGCTGACATTGTAGAAGAGAAAGGTCCTTCTGGTACATAGTTATCGTAACTAAATGTTACATTTATTTTCTGAACAGCACTTTCACTATTATTGTCCAGAGTAATTCCAGCTACAGTAGTGGGAAAGGCATTTTCTAACCTAACTCCATATACGGGAATGTTCTTCTCATTCAACTGCTGTATTACAACATCTGAAGTAAAATCTTTTTTAAATTTTGCACGGTATGTTTCAGTATTAAATACTTGTTCTAGCCAATCGTCAAACATAGTTTTCATGTAGTAATCATTGGTGAGTAAAAAAGAACACGTCACATCTTCATTAATAAATGAATACGGTATCTTTACTGGCTGTTTATCTGCTTGATAATCTAGTGTTGTTATCTGTCTGCCTGGAATAGTAACATTCTCACATAAGAGAGAAATATCCCTAGGGTCATTAATCATAGATTTAAGACCACCACCAGATGTAAGTGCTCCTATGAGCCCTTTTGCCCCTAATAGGCTACCTTGTGGTGGTGTAAAAACGATTTGGAATCTATTTGTCTTTGCCAGTCCACCGCGTTTACTAATTATACTTTTTAAATTGTCTATGGACATTATTTACCCCCTTGGTAAACTTTTCTGGAATCCGCCCAGGCCGATCTAGCACTCTTCTTCTTAAACTGTTGTATTGGTAGATATATTGCTGTCTCCCAATCTGTCATTGGCACTCTTGACATCTGAGACTTGACATGAGATACTAAATATCTTTTAAAGCATGGTTCAAATTCTTTATACTTCTTAACACCATTCAACAAGTCATATGTTAATCTATTTAAACGGGTGTCTGGTTTTAAATCCTTCGGCGCAAGTTTAAATAATTCATTTAATAATCTTGCTCTTGCAACAGGG